AAAAAAGCAATCCGCAATTACTTGACCGCGTAGTCGGAGAAATTCAGGACGCTTTAATCGCGGGTTTGCCGTGGTTAAATTTCGCGTTTGGCATTGCGGAGCGACTTGTACACGAAATCAACGGCAAGGAATACTATTTGCCGAATGTGTACAGAGCCGAGAATGACTATATCGAAATAAGCCCCGACGATAAGGATTTGCACAATCATTCATTTTTTACCGTGGACGAGCCACAATATCTTGATTGTGTGCGCGGTCAGAAAATCGAAGTGCGTGCTAATTGCAGCCTTATTGTGTGGGTGGATATGCGCAGCATTGAGCCGACGGACGAGCGGAACAAAGAATTGGTGAAGAGGGACATTTTGCGCGTCCTAAACTCAATGCTTTTGAAGTCCGGCACATTCACGGTTAACAGAGTGTACGAAAAGGCGGAGAATATTTTTCAAGGCTTTACACTTGCCGAAGTTGACAATCAGTATTTAATGCACCCATATTGCGGATGGCGTTTTGTGGGAGAAATCAGAGTAGAGGATATTTGCGAGTAGTGATTATGATATACTTAATGATAGCGGTTGCCGTGGCTTTGGTTGCATCATTCTTTTTGTTGCTATTCAAAAAGATTGGCATCGTGGAATGGTTACAAGTCCACGGCGGCGATTTAATTTCGGAGTTGGCAAATTGCGATTTTTGTTTATCTTGGTGGCTATCTTTAATTATCGCCATCATTGCGGCGGCGATAATCGGCGATTGGTGGATAATCGCCACGGCGGTATTGGCAACGCCTATTTGCCGAAAATTGCAATAATGTTTCACGTGTAACAAATAGAATAACAACAATGCAGACAATAAAAATTGGAAAACACACCGCATCAATCTTTGATGGTATTGAGGATATGCCGATTGTGCGCTATCATAAATTTATGAAGTGCCTTTTGATTGATGCAGGCATCGGCGGAGATATGGCGGCGGTTGACCGACATTTGTACAAGGCGAGGGCGTATGTTGGCAGCAAAAAAATCGACCTTGCGCAAATTGAGCTCGACAATCTAAGACAGAATTTTAATTTTATCCTCAACGGTGTTTCTCCGCGATTGTTGGCGTTTGCGGCATTGGTGGCGGAATTGGACGGCAAACCGACCGGCACGACCGACAGCGAATTACAAAAGGTTGCGGATATTCTGAAAGATGCAACCGTCGGCGAGGTTGATGCAAATGTAGATACGAAAAAAAAAAGACTTGATGACGAGTTAAAGACCTACTTTGCAGACCTATTCGACGACGAGAGCGATAAAGAATATTATGACCTATTGAAATCGCGCACACTTGCAATGTTGCAGAGTATCAGCGGTGACGGCGACGCGGCGAAGATTGAGCGATTGACGCAAGCATTATTGTTGCACGTGAAACCAAAATCATTTGTCGGCAAGGATAACGCAGAAATCCGATACGAAAAGAATTTTGAACGGCTTTGTCTGTATTTGTCCGAGTACACCAATAAGGACGTTAAAAGCCTTACGACTATGGAGTTTTACAATCTCTACGAATACGGCAAGGAGCAAATAAAAATTAAGAAAAAACAACTGAAAAAAAATTAGGATTTTTCACGTGAAACAATTATATTTGTGCCGTTATGGAAGAAACAACAGTATCAATATTTCAGAACCTTGCTTACCCCGTAGCGGTTAGCGTTGTGCTATTCCTTTGCGTCATTTGGTTTGGGCGGAAATTGCTTGATGAGATGAAGATAAGGGAGAAAAACAACGCCGTACTAACTACGCAATATATTGAACATTTGCAAAATGCCAACAGCGCATTAGTCAAGGCATTGACCGATAACACGGACGCATTGGCGAGGTTTTCACGAATATTGGAAGTGATAGAACACAAACTAATTGAGGTAGAGAAATGAATGAGCAGCCGAACCCTATAAAATACTCCGACCTAATCAAGCCCGACAATTCTATTTCGGACTTGATTAAACAATTAGAGGATTTGCAAAAGGTCTATTCTGACACCGCCGCAAAACTCAAAGAGCAAGCGTTGCAAGTGACGGCATCGCTTAAAGGCGTTTCGGGCGCAACCGAAGAGGGACGGAAAGCAATCAACGATGCAGCCGCAGCCACTGAAAAACTATCCAACGAAGAAAAAAAGGTTACAGCAGCAGAGCAGAAAAACACAAAAGCTTTAATCGAACTTAAATTACAACAACAAGAGCAAAACAAAATCGAAAAACTTACCGCGAAATTGGCAAATGCCACGGCGGGAAGTTACAACGCCCTATCCGCACAATACGCATTAAACAAAATCCGCATTAATGCAATGTCACAAGCCGAGAGAGATGCAGCCGAGAAATCGGAGCAACTTATTTCTAAGACAAACGCATTGATGGACGCAATGAAAAGGATGCAAGCCGAGACCGGGCAGCATCAACTCAATGTTGGAAACTATAAGAGCGCATTGGACGGCTTAGGAAAGGCGATGCAAGGATTGATGGGTAACGCGGGACAGTTGGCAAGCGGTTTAGGCGTCGGTGGTCTTGGTGGCTCGTTTTCATCTTTGGCGGCTGGTGCGGGTCCCGTTGGTTTGGCGGTTGCCGCCGTTGGTGGATTTACCGCCGCAATGGTTAGCGGTGTAGATACGGCGCGAGAGTATCAGAAAGCGGTATCTACATTGCAATCAATAACGGGAATGACGAAAGACGCAATGTCTGGATTGACAGACCAAGCGCGGCAACTTGGCGCAACTACAACATACACCGCTACCGAGGTAATCCAATTGCAGACCGAATTGGCAAAATTGGGTTATGGCGAGCAAGACATTCTCAATATGACCGACAGCGTTTTGTATTTCGCACAAGCAACGGGAGCAAGTTTGGCGGACGCATCAAGTATGACCGGCGCGGCATTGCGTATGTTCCAAAAAGATACCACCGACACGCAGGAGTTTGTGGATAAATTGGCGGCATCTACAACGAAGTCGGCGTTATCATTCAGTTATCTTGATACGGCACTCTCTATCGTATCACCCGTCGCAAACGCCTTTGGTTTTCAGATAGAAGATGTTTTGGCGTTACTCGGTCAATTAGCCAATGCGGGCTTTGATGCAAGTTCGGCAGCGACTGCAACACGAAACATATTGCTTAATCTTGCAGACGCTAACGGCGACCTTGCAAAGTCTATCGGGCACCCGGTCAAAAATCTTGATGAGTTGATGCAAGGTTTGCAACAACTCAATGCCGAGGGTGTGGATTTGGCGACATCGTTGGAACTATCCGACAAACGCTCCGTGGCGGCTTTCAATACTTTTTTGCGAGGTGCGGAAGATGTAACGGCATTGAGGGACGCACTTAATGACTGCAACGGCACGGCAGAGAAAATGTCGCACGTTATGGGCGATAATCTTGATGGCGACATCAAGAGTTTGGGCAGCGCTTGGGACGATTTTATGTTGGAGATAAACGACGGGCAAGGAATATTGCGCGATATTGTACAATGGTTAACAAATGTCATTAGAGAAATCGCATCGGCATACAAGGAACTGAAAGAGTATTTCACCGACCTTTGGAACAAATCCGAAAGTTTCCGCGCCGTAGTGGTTACATTATTCACGGTCGTTGAAACCAATTTGGATATTCTATTTACGACAATCAAAAATTTGTCAAAGGCGGTTTGGGGACTTGGCGAGATTATTGTCGGTGCGCTCTCATTTGATTGGGAACTTATTAAAGACGGTTGGAATACGGCAAGCAACGCGATAATTGACCAAGTAAAAGAGGTTGCAACAACCGTAGTGGACAACGTTCAAGATGCGGCAAAAAAGATAAATAACACAGACGCTACGCTTTTAGTTAAAGTAGCTACTATCGAGCCGTCGGGCGGGCAACCCACGACAACAGAAACAGAAACAAAGGGCGGCACGGGGCAAGGCGAGGGCGGCAAAAAAGGTATGAACATCAAACGCCTTAACGGCAAGGAGTACGACCTTGATGTTGAGGAAGAGGCGGAAGATTACGAAAAAGCCCTCAAAAAATATCAAGAAGCACAAAAGAAACTTGCAGCCGAGCGCGAAAAGGCGCAGCGACAAGCCGAGCAAGACGCAGAAAAGGCATATCGCACTGAACTATCCGCAAGACGCAGCGCGGAAGATGCTCAACTTGCATTGATTGAGGATAGTTGGCAGCAAAAGACAATCAAAACCAATTTGCAATATTCCCGACAGATTGAGGATTTGCGGCACACTTTGGAAACGCAAAAAGACCTCTCCGTAACGGCGCGTGAAAGCATCAATGCCACCATTACGGCATTGGAGCAGCAGCAAACGAATGAGATAATCAAGATTAAGGAAGAGCGTTATGCAAAAGAGTTGGAACTGCAAAAGGCGGCAATTGATTTGAAACTTAAAACCGTTGCCGCTGGCAGCGAGGAAGAGAAACAATTATTGATGCAGCAATTGGATGTTTCACGTGAAATTGCACTTTTGAAAGCCAAAACAGACGAGGAGCGAGCCGACATAAACAAGTCGTTTGATGTTC